TAGGAGAACCAACAATCTTATTTATTTGACCCCCAGCCCACGCATTAAGTTTTTCTGCAGTTATTCCCTTAGCCTGACCTTCCCTAACAAATTTATTGTGCATAGCCATCATCCAATCGTTTGAATTACTATAATTTGAAATGTTATCTATTCCTCCTACTCCTTTAGGTTGGGTTTCTTGTTGTAGCTCTTTGACCATCTTGCCTAACTCGTCAACATTCACGGCACCACCTACGTTTCTCAGTTTTCTTCCCTGTAAATCCATCTGTAGTTGAGTTTTCATTGAGGCATAAGCTGGCTTTGTAGCATAGTCCTTAAATTTGTTCAAATCACTACTAATACGATCTGATAAATTTACAATTATGTTTTTTAACTTGGTTTTGTCTGCTGTCCAACCAATAGACTTAGCGAAAGTATCAAACGTAACTTCACTGGCTGCACCAAAACCGGCGTTTTGTAAATAATGTGAGATTTTTTGTTCTGATGTGGCACCCTCAGGCAAGGTAGACCACCCCTGTATTAATCCCTCGACACCACCTTTGCCAGATCGTTGTATAACGAAGTTCATTAATTTCGAGCTGGTCGGCGAAGCACCTAAGAACTTTGATGTAACAGGAAAAATAGCTTTCCAAGCTGGATCTTTCGTAAACTCGACCTTTGAGGTCAAAGCGTCAGGGATATTGATTTTGCCGATAGGAGTATTGAGGTTCAAGTTTTGTCCTGCTGGGGTAGAAGACAAGGCTCTTGCTCCCACGACCAGAGGGTTGATACTAGCAATAGTTCTACCGGCTCCCAAGATTGTCTTGCCTACACTCGGGGCAATCTTTGACAGATTCAAGGCATTTTGTTGTGGTGTATTGTATGGAGTATTCTTGAGGTAATTAAGTGATGATGTTCCAAATTCACTTAAACCTTGACCGAACGAAGATAGACCTGCGCCAGTTGATTGTTTCTGTCTGGTGTAAAAAGTACCGAGAGCTTGCCCTAACGTGCCAGGCGGAAGTTGCGAAAGTTTTGTTGCTCCAACATCTCCGGCTTTTAGTGAAGCGACTACTGGTTTGGCTGCTGCTTCTCCGGCTATTCTTAAAGGATTGTAATTATAGAAAGCATTACCTACTCCGTAGAAAAGGTCTCTGGCTTGTTGCAATGCGTTTTTCTTTTTCTCATTTGCCATTTCATTTTTTTAGAATGTCAAATCTTCATCAGTAGTTTTCTTTTTGGCCGAAAGCTGGGAAGGCACTAAATAGCCTTGGTCTGATACTGAGAATGAGGGATTAAGGTCATACCCAGGCATAGTGGAGTTCAGCTGGTTAAGTCCTGTTGTAAAGTTAGTCATTTTTGCAGTGACATCAGACACGGTTTGTGTTAACTTGGCTGAGTTCTGTTCTTTCCACATTTGTAAACTCTGGGCGAACTGTTGGGCGTTAGCTTGTAGGTTGGCAATTTGGGTAGTAGCTTCACTCATTAATTGAGCTCTCTTATTAGCTCTTTCTGAAGCAGCCACGTTTCGAGCTTGGTTTATCTGGTCGAGGGATTGCATAAGCTGGGATTGAATCTGTTTGGTGTTTAAAGTCAACTGGTCTTCAAGGTTAGTCAGTTTTTGCTGGTAGTAGTTATCCAAGTTGGATTTTTCCTTGGTGATATTTTGGATTATTTCATCCCTCGATCCAGTAACTCCGGCAATTCTCCGAGCGGTTTCTACCCCCAGTTTTTCAGCTAGAGCCTCGGCTACGGAAGAAGAAGACAGTCCGGCTCCTGATAATTGGGCGATATTCTGTTGTTGAACTTGTCTATAAAGGTCACGAGCTTGTTGCATGGCACTGGTGGCCTGTGTGTTGGCGGTCTGGGTTTGAGTATCCAGTCCCTGCTGAGCAACAGTCTTTTCCTGACCATATTGGGTGCGGGCCTGGTTGGCCTGTAGGTTCATCTGGCTCATAGCCTGATTTCCCTGTTCCTGCATATACCCCTGTTGGGAGTTGAGGCTGTTCATGTAGTTGTTGTAGTCATCATCAATGGCGTTATTACCAGTGTTCACCTGGTTATTGATGGCACTAGTCAATGTATCCATCCCAGCTTGTTGCTGGTTTCCACCCCCTGTTACGCTTGAAGTTTTGGCACCTAGTACTTTATTGCTTGGTAAGGTAGGACCATAGACAGCACCTGTATTAGAAGTATTGACTGTGGTTGTCTGTGGAGGATTGTAAGCTGGAGTTGACGGTCCAATAAGATTACTACCACCCTGTGCGCTTCTGGACTTCCCCAATAAATCACTTATCTTTTCAGTTATTCCAAACTCTGGTAGTCCCCATGATCCTAAACGTGGCATTTGTTTTGTAGAGTTATAATTAATTTATGAAACATAAAGTTTTGAAAGTAACGATCTTTTTTATTTCGTTTGTTATTTTTAATTTAATTTTTCTTAGTGCCATTAATGTCTTTGGTGGCGGTAGACACTGCTTTTTCAATGTTTGGTGCATCGAATCGGCTTGACCTCAATAAAAAACCGCCCAATCTGGCGGTTCGTGATTTCAAATCTGAAACCTGCTTCTATTTTAGACCCTATTACAAGTGATTTCAACATCAGGCTGTATCCCACGAGGAAGGAATGATCCCTTCTCCGAGTTCCTGAGCAATAATCTGGACTGATAATAGTTCGTATTTGTCGTTATTCCCTGTGGTAGTGACTTCACACTGGATGGTTCTTCCGACTTTGTTAATCCTTGTCCTTTTAGCCAGATCATTCGACCCAGCGGCGTTTCCTGCTCCTGAGGTATCTCCCCACTTGAATGTCCCCCATCTATCAAATCCCCACCCTGTACCGGCGTTGGAAGCTGATATCGTAAACGACTGAGCTGAGGAAGCGGCTCCGTCTCTAGTTTCAAGAATGATATTTACAAACGGAGTCCCAAAGACGTTTCTCCAATTGGTATACAGGGTTTTAAATTGTTTGAACCTGAACGGGTTTTTTAAGGCGGTTTTCTTGGTCAAAAGTGAAGTCTGGATTTTAATCCCCTTGTCGTTGGAAATACCTGAGGACATATAAGTTACAAAGTTGTCGTTTGAATCTCCCCAGACTAGGTTCTCCTTATTGTCCCCGTCATAGTAGACCTCGTACACCGCAGGAGTCGCAGGATAAGTGTTGGGGCCCATCCATGCCAAACGTTCACGATCATAGATCACCTCCTGGGAGTTGGTCAAATCCCCTCCTACAGGGTAGGAAAGTCTATACTTATTTTCCTGATATACGGCGCAGGACTGAGCCAGTTGTGCCGAAGTCAGGGTTTGGAACAGAGGTCTAATCTTGGCTGAGAGTTCGTTCGTCCTCAGGACATTCCCAATATACTGGGCTTCATTTCCCAAAGAATAAACACCCCTTCTAGTTAAAAAGAAGACATCGTTTTCCACATGCTTGATACTACGGTGGGAAGCAGCCCCCACACCACGGATAATCAGTGTGACCGTAGGAATGACTAGTGCGTCTTGAGTAGCTAAAGTAACTTTCCAGATTGACCTCTGTTTAAAAACAATGATTGATTCCTGAAACTCAATCAACCCGGTAATGAAATCTCCTGCGTCTTTGTCGATATCCACATACCCACCACCGTACCTCCAGTTGAACTTATCAACATTGGCTCCACCCCCCGACCAGGTAATTCTTGAGGGGTAGCCGTCAACATTCCCCAGAACAAGTTTGTCCTTATAGGAAATGGCAAACTTGGCAATCGGCCCCAGAGTTGTATCTGCCGAAGCCGGAAAAACCAATTGTGAGGGGTCGGGTATGCCTTGATAGTCATATCTCAAAGTCGAAGAATCTACAGTGGTGATCAGTCTTTCGTCACCCTGATCGAAACCATAAACTCCATAACCTAACACGTAAGAAGCCGGAGACGAGGTTGTCCAGTTGATTCTTAAAGTGGTGTTGGTTAGATCTTGGGGAGTATTTGAGACCAGAACCGCGTCTGAAGCAATCGTTTCCCCCACAGCATTGAAGGCAGAGATTCTGAATGATCTGGTGAAAGTTCCAGATACCCCTGAAAGATTCGTCACCTGAACCCCTGTAGGGCGTGACAATTGAGTAAACGAGTAAATGGAAGCCCCGTTATACTTGGTCAGATTGTTCGATCCGTTGACGATATAGATGTTGTTAAAAATCTGCACCATGTCTGCGTTATACCCGGAAGCGTAGGATGCACCCATAATCGGAGAATAGGAAGCCCCGTTTTTCTTAACCAGTATTCCCCAATCACTCAAAGCTAAAAGTTCATTCACACCGGAAGCCCCGGAAGCAAACAGCACTCCTTTAAGGCCTCTGATTTTTTGTGATCCTGTAGCTACAGACGGGGCGGTCAAAAAGTAATTGGCCGTTCCGTTTCTTTTGGTAGGAACCCCCATACCAACCAGAACAAGGTTGGTCGCCTGTGCCAGTTCGTTATCTTTAATCTCGGTTTGCCGAAGCTGTGTATTTAACCCTCCACGAAAACTGTCCCAATCAAGCTGAAGGGTTTTTGGTGGTTTGTAGCTGGTTTCTTTGACATTTAGGTTCGGCATACATATCAGTCCCTGCCAAAGCGGAAACTAAAATTCTTTTCCTCCCATCTTTGAATCCGGTTATCCTGATGAGATTGTCCGTGGGTGTTTTCGTTCTCAATCATTCTCGCCATGATTCGGTCAGCCTCAGCCTTGGCTTCGGGGAACCTTCCGTCTTCTCTACCCTTATATAAGTAATACAAGGCCCTCTGGACCAAATAAGACCCATCAGGACAGGATGTGACACTTCCTGCGGAGGCCAGGGATACCGGAGAGGAGAAGTAGGTAAACTGCACCGAAGCCCCAGAAGAGAGTGTATTGGCGTGGATGTATAGAAATTTACCAGAAGCGTCATTTCCTAATTGGGAGACGTACTTATCTGAATCTCCGTACTGCGTATTTTTAGAGTGATCAATTACTCCGAACTTATCAGTACTTGCCCCATCCCAGGTAATAAGCGGAAACCCGTCGATCTTTTTAAAATCAACGGGTAATCCGTAAGTGGCAAAACCTGCGGTGGTAATTAGTCCATTGTGGACTTTCAACAGGGATGACCAGTCGTATGTTTCAGACCAGTCCTGTTGTGCTCTGTTTAAAAGATTGGTTCTGATGTTCCAATCCGTCCCTCCCGCAGTAGCGGAAGTGGCAGACTGATCAACCTCATTAGCAATAGCGTCCTGCAATAGTTGTAAAGTCCACATAGTGTTCAAAGAAACATGAGACCTATACGGTCAACTTGTTCCTTAGGTGAACACAGCTGCACCGATTAAGGCTTCTTTTTTGAAAACGGGAATATAACGGGCTTCTCCGTTGATTTCTACCGGAATGGCGTAGTCGGTATTGGCGACTGTGGTCAAAACGACAGAAGTCAGGGAAATGCATCCAGTAAAGCCCATCACAGCTCCAGACGCTGCTGAGGCTCCTGCAAAAAGTACAGGTGCTACAGAGGCGGTTCCGTTGACAGTTCTTCCAAATTCAACAGCTCTTTTGACAGTCATTACTGATTTGAAAGATGCTGGTTGGTTGAAAGATTTGACTTCAATCGGGTAGCCGGAAGCGGTAGAGGTCACAGCGATAGCCGGGTAGCCGGCACCGTTGGAATTAACTTTCAAAGCGGGTGCGGTGGTTCCCAGATCAGACAGAATCTGACCTCCGTTTTCATTGTCTAAGTCATAGATCATTGACATGTTTCTTTGTTCACCTCCTTTCGGAATTAAAAAGACCGCTCTCTGGCGGTCTCATCTTTAGGATTAACCTAAACTAATTTTACGCTAGAACACAAGGGATATTCAAGCCATGGTAAAGATGATCACCTTGGAAATGCAATTACTCCAACTGAAATGAGGTCTTTTACTGCTGTGGTCACTGCTGCTGTATAGGTGGCGTAGATGGCGTGTTGAACTGTTTGTGAACTGGCAGCTACAGTCCAAGGATTTTCTTTTGATAAGGCGTAGGTGCTTGAGGTTAGTCCGAAACCTTCGACAAATCTGTCTATTGTTGATGTTGTGTCATACCCAACCCTCCCAACTATTCCGTCTGTACCGAAGTCCCA